ATCTTATAAATTTATCACGTAATAATTCTGGATCACCTTGCCAACCTTTAAAACCAGCTTCTTGCACAACTCTTACAGCATATCCTTGTTTAGTACCTGTGTTTGAAACTACAGTTGGTGCGTTAGTATTATCTTGTAAATAAAAATATTTATTAACATCAGACACCCACCATTTTCCTTGAGTGTTTAAATTATTAAAGTCATTATTGTTAGCGATTGCTGATCTTTCACCAGAAGGAGTACCATCCCATCCTGATGAATTATTTGTAGCAGCAGCTGTACTAGTCCAAAAATCTGTAGATTTTAAACTTGCTGGTGCTGTTGTTTGTGTTTCAGTTATAAGATTATTATAATCAGCTTCTGTAGCTAATCTATAACCGTATGGAGCTAGATTTCTCGTATCAGTTACAGCATGCCTATTGTAAAGCTTTTGATATATAACGCCATTAGATAATTGATTTTCATAATAACACCAGCAACCAGTGCTAAGTTGATCAAAATTATCCCAATCAGCAAAAGATTCAGCTTGTGGTATTAAATCACCATTTCTATATCTAGTTACATCTAAATTATCAGTAGCCCAAATAGTAGAACCTATAGTAATACTAGGTAGGTTTTCAGCATCAGACATTGTACTAGGTTTTAAAGCGCTAACACTTCTTAAATCTATTAAAGCAGGAGCAATATAAGGAGAAAACTTAGCAACACTTACGCTTTCTTCACTATTATAATAATTAGGGTTTTGAGTAGCTGTAACTACATTTATAACCCTAGGTTGATTTCTATTATCTGTAAAAAACAATAAAGACTCTAACAGGTTTATACCATGCATTGTATTAGCTGTAGAAAAATTTAAATATGAACCACTTGCTAAAACAGTTGCAACAGTAGTATTAGAACTTGGCTGCCATCTATTTATAGAACAATTAGCTGTAGAAGGCGCTAAAGTACTACCTGTATAATCTGTTAAAAAGAAATAAACATAACCACTAGCGTCATCAACATATGTACCTATACACTGTTGACCTGAAGCACTGTTTATTATAATTTCATTACCTAAAACAGCTTCTAGCGCGCCAACATCTTGGTCTTCAGATCTAGAGACCGCAATATTCTTTGCGTCTCTGTATTCGTTATTTGGTACTAGTCTATCATCTAAGTCTTTATTCATTTTAGACTTGATGAAGCTGTTTTTATTTTCTGCCATTATTAATTTTTAATCCATTTAGATTTGTTACGCATAACTTGTACTATTTCATCTAGTTTAATATTAGACAATCTAATTTTTGCGTTTCTTAGCTTAGCTGCTTTTTCTTTTTTAAGTCTCATTACAACATACTCTGGTTGATTAATTCTTGTAGAAATTATAGAATATATTATATAAGCATACATAGCGTCTTCTGCTAATTTAGGTACTTTACTATCAAGATCATATGCTAAACCATCTGATACATATTCAAAAACCATTAAATTACCAGCTAAATTACTAGAAAAAGAAAGTTTGTTTTCTCTTTCATTTATATTAAACCAACCGTTCATTTGAGAAGCAGACGGCTCTAATCCATATCTTTCACCATAACCATAACCAGTACCTAAGCCCCAACCATAACCATATCCATAGAAATCTGGATCAATAGAGTTATTTATTTCAGCTTCAGTTAAATTACTGTTTATTAAAGTAGTATTTGCTTTATGCCATCTTTCTTGAACTATTGATGTACCTTCTGTATCATTTCCAAAATTATCTTGAGTAGGAATACCATCATCATCTTGAAGTTGAGTATAATAAGGACTAATAGTTATGTTGTTTGTAGGATATATAATATGTTTAACACCTAATTGATCTATCCATGAACATCTAACATAGTTAACATAATCTTGAGGAAGTATTAATGTTAAGTTAGCAGGTATAGTTAATTCAGCTGACTTTATACTTTTTAATGTATCATAACTAAATTCTTGCATTGCTCTTTTAGCATGAAATATTACATCAGTTCTTTTTACATTAGGTATTAATTTGTCTTTTCCAACATATCCTACTAAAAAATTATTTACAATATCATTTAGTTTTATGTATTGATAACTACCATAGTTATCTTCAACCACTTCACCAAAAGCTTTTTCTTGATCTGTATCTCCATATTTACCACCGCTTAATGATTTTAATTGAACAACTATAAATAAATTGTTTGCTGGAGCACCTTGAGTAAACTCAATTGTATTACCTGAAACAGCATATTGTGTTGTAAATTCAGACCATGTTCCTGGTGTACCTAATAAACTAGTATATATTTTAAAATTATTTAAAGCATATTCTGCAGTTGTAGGATTCCATGAACCATAATATAAATCAGTGTCAAATGTAGTTGTAAACTTAGTGGTGTTACCATCGCCTCTAAAGTTTTGTGAACCTGCATAATATTGTTGCGCTGTTTCTGTTATTAAACCGTTATTCGGTGGTTTTATTATACTAGCCATTTTTTATTATTGTTTTTCGTTTATTTCATTAGCTGCTAATTCTTGAGCTGCTGCTTGAACTATAGCAGGATCTTTAATAGTTACACCAGCATATTTTAAAACTTCTAAAATAACTGTGCTTTGCTCTGATACATCTAATTCAAAATCAACAGAAGTTGTTGGATCCCAAACATAATAACCAGTAGGACTTGTAAAATTCCACATTACGTCTGATGGTTTTCTAACATAAGTTACTGATACATTAGAGTTTATTGTTTGAGGATATATTATAATTTTTTTATCTTCATATACATATACTGGAAAATACTCAGAAGGTTTTGTAATAGTAGACATATTCATTTGAGCTAGCTCATTTCTTTCTACACATTGAACTTCTTTATCATCTTTGTATAATACAGTTCCTAATTTATAAAAATCTTGTGGATATAAAGTTATTAACAACGTAGATCCAGCTGCAATAGATCCAGCAGTAAGATTAAAAGTACCACCAGTTATATTATAATTAGTATAAGCAACACCATTTAGCGTTACTATAACATTACTATCTTCTACTTGAGCTTGTGTTATTGTTGTTAATGTATAAGCGGTTTGATTATTAACTGTCGCAAAAGTCTGCGTACCGCTTGCCACTCCAGAGTTGGGAGTGTTGAAATAGTTAGGATTACTAGCAACATAAGTAGCGTTGCCTAGTACTTTAAAAATATCTAGTTTTTCTTGAACCGTTTTATATCTATCACCATACTCACTTTCGTTTTGTGGTAATCTTATTTGTTGATTTAACGTTTCAAAATAGCTTTCAAATATTTCTAGTTGAACTTGAGTTGCAATTTTATTAAACTCAT